GCATCTAATCTTTTTTGAAAATCTGCATCATCTTCACCGGCTAATTGTGTAAGAGATTCTGATTCTGGATTGACTTTCAGTGCTTTTTGAGCTTTTTTAAGGTTGTCGCCCTTCAACTGACCAATTAAGCTGACTAATTCATTTATATCCATCTATTAATCCTCGTCTTTAAATGGCCACTTGAGAGTTGTGATTTGTTCGAAATCATCGACCTTATTTCTCAACTCTTCTCTTTTCTTTTGAGTTTGAGGATGGTCTGTCCCAAAGTCGCGATAAGCATCAAGAAACTCCTTCTCTGCTGTAACAGCCATAGCATATGCTTTGACGTCTTTATATTTGCCGCGAATAACAAAGTCAGGCTTATCTTCACTTTCATTTATATTAGCCACAACTTTCACATCATCTCCATACATGAACTTTAAAATTTTCTTCGTCCAAGTTCCAAGCATTTCGGAAAACGTTTCATTTAGTGTGGTTTTAGCCTTTTCCAAATCAACTACAAGCATAATCATTCTCTCCTTAACATAAATAGTTTCTATAAAAAAATGCCCATCAGGGCATTATCTTCTTCCTTTCGAGGATTTTTCCATCTCTTTTTTCTCGTCTTCAAATTGTTTCACCATCCGATCACAGAACCAGTTTCTAAGACCAATTGGAAGGTTATATACTTCCGTGAAAGACCAACCTCCATAGTGTTTTAAGAGGAAGATTTGTTCATAAAGAGCTTCGGAATATTTATCGGTCAGGCCAAAAAAAGTCCGTATTAAACGGAACCTCCATTTCTTGCGTATGTCCGCAAGATCCACACTCAAATTCTTCTTTAACTGTCACGTCGGGTGCAGCTAGCTTATAGCAAGCTTTGAGGTGTCTAGAGTCTAAAGTTGGCATATTATCAACATATTTTGATATAATTGACTTGTCCTTGTGGCCTTCAATTGCAACAATCATAGTTTTGAATTGATCTGTCAAAACAGTTTCGACCATTTTCCTTTTCTTTTTGTCGGTGGCTAACTTTGTTAGCATCTGTTCATCTTTCCCGTCGAGAAGCTTAAACTCGATATTAAACTTTGAAAAAGGCATCTTACAAGAAAAGTTTCCATTCTCAAGTATCACCAATGAAAGAGGTTCGCTCGTTTCAGACTCTTTAATTAATCTATTGTTCAGATCAAAGTCAAATTGTGTTCTAGAACCACAAGAAGGGCAAGTTACTTGAGTTTGATAAAGAGCACCATATCCTGAGATCCTTGCCGCGATAACCAATGCGTTTCTATCACCAACCAACATGTCTTGTGCGTTTATACTTTTATCAACAATTAGTGACTGGAGCATTCTTTCAATTGCGATTCCTTTTTTAAGAAGCGTTTGAGAAGATAGAATATCTTCTTCTTTCGCTGTCATATAACGAAGCTCTAGCACTTCAACTCCATGGAGTGGGTGGCCCACGGGATAATTTCCTTTTGATGGAAGCTCAACAAATTCTGTTGGAGCTACAAAGCTTAAAGGGTCAAAAGCTTTTTCTGCCGGCTGTGGAGCCTCTGCTGGGACCGGAGTGTGTCCTCCGAGTCTGTCTTTGTTTCTACTCATTTATACCTCGTGTTATTGTTTGTTTGGTTTTCCCAAGTGTGCTGAGTCATAAGCAAGACCTAGTTTTATTTCAATTAAATCATCAGACTCATAACTCAATTCACCAAAGTCTGCTGATTTAATATATGGTCTTTTAAAAGTCCATTCTTCTAATGGATTACCTTCGGAATTATATTTTACAATCCTCAAGTCTTTTAATTGACGCCCTCTTCTCGGTTGCGCAAATGTTTGAGCTCTGTGTGAAGTCAATTCTTGGAAATACTTAATACCTTGATCGCCAACATCAATCAAAGTAACTTCAATTGGCTTCCAATCAACAATGCCAACATATGTAACTTTAAAGTTTAATAATTGTTCTTCTGTAAGACTATACTCAACTGCTGGTTGCTGTACAGATTTAGCAAACCATATGTTTGTTTTATCATCGTCTCGAGTCTGTATAAAGACTTTCCATCTAAATTTTCTTAGCGGTTCTGTTCTGCCTGTGCTCCAAAAGGGTTTGTTGGTCATTCATTTCCCCCTATAGTACTACAGTTCATGGGGTTCCAAAACTAAATTGAGATTCATTACCTTGTTGTTCACAAGTTGCCCAATCATACTTTACAGTAATCTCCACAGTTCTTAAGTCATCACTAGAATAGTCTAGATCTCCATATTTTGCGCTTGTAATGAAAGCATTGTTTAGCGTCCAAGTTTCAATAGGAGTTCCGTTTGTGTGGGCTGCATCATAGATCATAATTTTAAAACCTTTAATAGCTGTATCCTTCGCTTGTTTTTTAGACATAGTCTTTACATCGGTTTCACTTGTTTTAACTGTATATCCGGCGTTCTCGAGAAGCTTATTTGTGAGCTTAACAGCGTCAACACTAATAGGGTCAACCATTGTCAAACTAACATCATTCCAGGTCACTCTCCCGGGGAAATAATATTTATTATCCAAGTAATCATGCTCTGTGGAGCTAACTTCGAAGGAAGGTGTTGTCACAGACTTAGCCCACCAAATAATGTCTGATGGTGCCCCCTGACTAGAAAGCCCGGGTATTTGAACTTGAAATCTGAAATTCCTTTTAGGTTCTGTTTGTCCTGTTGACCAAAATGCCATTGTATAAATCTCCTATAATACAGTAAATAGTTTAGAACTCAATTCCGGAGCGTGTAATATTGAAATCGATTGCAATAAACTCAATTGCATATGCGGGCTTGATAAAAACTTTAGCATATAAGATATTACGATCAATGTAGTCTGGTGTTGTTGTTGTCTCGTCGAGTATAAGTTGGAATTCTGAAATACCAAATCTTGACTGAGCATCGATGAGAATAGGTTCAGCATCTGATTTAAATCGATTCCAAGTTGCATTAAGATTATTATCAAATAAAATTGTGCGCGCAACAGCTCCAATACGCTTTTTGAGATAGATCATAAGGCGACGAACATTCACACGATCTAAAGCAGATGGGGTTTGCTGGAGGGTTTTTTGACCAAATACGACCAACCCTTCGTTTGGAAATCTAGCGATTGGATTAATGTTTGCTTGATATAGATCATCTCGATCTGCTTTGTTTAGAGTTTCAACAGAACTAGCAACTTTTATACCAGAAGCCCCACCAAGAGTGGATATTCCACCACGATTAAAACCAGCTGGGGCAAACCAAGGCGCACCAGATGCTTGCTCACTTTGAGCAACAACACCAATACCAACTACAGAAGAAGGCATTCTAGCTTTTTGATGAGGAGTGCCAAGTTTGACCGGTGGGTAATAGCATGCTGCGTAGCTTGAATCTAAAGTTAAAAGATTTGTTTCGATATCAGTAACAGCAGTGGAAACGTCTCCGACTGCTATACTACCATTGTTTTCAAAAGTCTGCTTGAAGCCAGAAGAAGGGTCGACAATTGCCAAAGCATCACCACGCGCTTCAGTGTTTCTAATCAAAAGTTTACGAAGACTTGTGTTAACTAAGCCTGGCACAGCGACAACATCATATTCTATGATTTCTGGATCTTTAATCATGTCAATTGCTTTTTCAACGCTGTAATGGGCGTAGTGTTTCGTTTTTGTAGTTGAATTGGTGATTGCCTGTCCACTAACGGAAGAAAATGGATCTGTTAAAGTAATATCAACACCATTTGTCCCTCCAAAGAAAGGAGCGGCAAATTGCTTGACTTTTTGAGAGATTAAAGCGGAGGTTCCATTTGTAGTTGTATAAGAAGTACCATTCGCTCGAGAACCGGCCGCATAATAGAACTTTGTAGTATCTGTGGAGTCTTGCTTAATTTCATCTAATGTAAAGATAAAACTAACCTCTAGAGAAGAGTTTATGTTAGCATTAACTTCCGGAACGTGAATGTCCAAGTCGTTACCCAAAGGAAATGCTAAATCCCTATAATCGTCGACGGCCATAATACTGCTTTCTTCTAAAGTGCTTCTGCTTTGTCTGACGCCAAAATATTCAGTGTTTGGATAATTTTTTGCTCCGTTTGTATTTTCTGTGGTTAGTTTAAATTC